GTGTTGTACTCTTTTTTACATGTCTTACAGAGAGGTTGATAACCGTCTTTAGACGCTTTTCGTTTACTAAAGTCATCAATCGATTTAGTCTCTCCGCACTTTGAACAAATCTTGGTTTCCATGTTTCTCCTCATCTGACCATGAGGTTTCGGGGCGGCGGGTCAGCGCCGCCCCTTACCTATGAATTCGAACCCAATAATTGCATTATACCACAGTTTCTTGGTTATGCAACAAGAAAATCGAATTTATTTTTCAGAGTTCCTTACGAGTTGGAAGTCTCTGATTGTATGCGTCTTAGAGTCATTGTGCTGCCAGGACGGAGCGTGTTCGTATAGCGAACATTGTAACTTACCCATCCGCCAATTTGGTGAGCTGGATCAGATACAGAGCCCTGATCTGGTGCACTTTGAATAAACAATTTATAGTTTTTGCTACCGTCCTCGGGGTTCTTGCCAAGGAATACCGAGAAGATAGCGTCATCACCAAAGATCAATTTTGTTACTCGCCCTAACGGGCGGGGCCGATTGTTTCCATCGACCTCTGTACGTCGCCGCACAGTTCGGACTATACCATCATCCTTTTCAGGAGCAGCCCCTCTAGTCTCTACACCTTCCCCTTTCGGGGCTTGGCTCGGTATTGACTCCTAAGAGTTATCCACCGAATTTGGGCTGTGTTCGAAAGCAGTCACCCGCTTAAGCTACGTCTTGTTCATAGGTGTTGTAATAAGTGTTACCACTTATAGTTACTGTCGGCGCAGTCGATGTCTGCTTGAACTTCACGCCAGCAAACGAAATAACATCCTCGTTCTTCGGCAGTTCAAACAGCATAGCCCTCATCTCGTCCGAACGCTTTACAATGTCGGTAAGACCGTTGTAACTCGTATCGTTCAGGATGTCGCGAACAACATTAGGTAATTGTGTTTAGGATTAACGCGGGAAGTAGGTAGGGTGGGCAATCTCGAACCGGAATCTTTCCAAACTATCGGATTTCTCCGCTTCCAGATTTTCCACTTCTAGCTTCGCCTTCTTTTCCGCCCACGTTAGATCAGTCACCTGATCTTCACTCTCGGCTTCGCAACCGAGTTCGGACTCTATCATCTGTCCATTATCTGGACAGTCGAGCGTATTAGTCTCTACGGATTCTCCCTTTTGGTTCAGGATGCGCATACGGTGATACATCTCGTTACGCTTTTCTGGGTTCCTTTCGTTACCGATTGTCATCCGAATATAGTCAAGCGCGATTTTTGCTTGTTCCGGTTTGATAATCATGTACGGGAGAATTCCCAGCAGTAACTTCTCTACGTTGGATCTACCTTTAGGTCTCCACTCGTAAGCGGCTTTGTGTTTGCCGTTTCCTTGTGTTTTCTGGTAGTAAACCCCGCCAAAGTTTGCGATTAGCCATTTCATCAATCTAAGATCGGTGTTGGTAACCTGCACCCGCATACTAAACTGATTATACGGGTTAGTGTTGGCTTTGACTTTGTGAACTCGCGTATATTTCTCGCCGTCACTCAGTCTACGGTAGATGGAGATACAACCCTCACCATCAATTAAAGCGGCCATATACGACCATTTAGTCTTATCTTCCTGATACATCTCGTATCCTTTCGACTATTTCGAATTGTTAAGGAGTCTTTCCTCGGGATTGTCTACTAGAGAGGTTCCCCGATTTAGCTCAAATTTTATATCCACCCTATATACGGCTTACGCCGCTTGGTGATAGTTTTGATAATGGATAATGCCACCAAATTTGTTGTCCACGAGAGGCCGAGCATTTACGCTAACCAAGGACTGTACAGCAGAGCGAAGGTTATTCGCAGTGAGGTAAGATCCATTGGCCAACTGGATGTTAACTTGGTTATCAACCGCAACAGCAGAATCAGCGGTTAGCTGAACCAGCGTGTTGAGAGTCAAAGCCAAGCGGTAGTTAAGTTCATTCGCGAGACTCTGTAGCAAACCAGGGTCATCGATTGCGACATCAAGCGCCAAGTCCGAACTATTGATAAAGTCAGCGTACTGACCAATCGTAGCCACGATCTTAGTGCTGGATTCGCTGATTGGAGATCCTACGGTACCTTCCCCCGCCTGGTTAAGGTTTGCGGCAAGCAGAGCGTAGGTGTAGAATTGGATTTGGTTTCCCTGACGTAGGGGCAGGGGCTTTTGTTTCGTCCGTTTTGTTTAGGGGGCATAGATTACTTTGTTAACGTAATCTGGCACTACTTGCGTCACCACAAGCTCACTCTCGTAGTCACCTACGAGTCCAGACTCTATCTTCCGGCCATCTTCCGGTCGGTCTGACATATTAGTCGTTTGGCGTTTTCCCATGCCGTGCCCATTAAGTGTTTGTATTCTTTCCCGCATCTCAAGTCTCTGGTTGACAGCATTTGCACCATTCAGCCGAAGATACTCTAAAGATATTTTAGCTTGTTCTCTCTTTATTATCATGTAGGGGAGAACACCGAGAATAAGAAGTTCTTTGTTCTTAGCTCCTTTTGGGTGCCAAGAATATCCCACTTTATGGGTAGGTTTTTTGGAAGGATGATGTACGTAATAAACGCCTCCGAAATGTTGAACCAGCCATTTCATAACAGAAAGATCGTTATTGTACAGGCTGATAATCAAATTCATGTGGAAGTATACTTCGCTTCCTTCGGCAGTTTTAGGTGCTGGATTTCTCTTCTTCCAGGTACCCGTAATCGTAAAACAACCTTCTCCATCGAGCAATCCTGCTAAATACGCCCAATTTTCTTTTCGTGTTTCGTTCATGGAAATCTTCGCTCCGTCTTGTCTGTTTTTAACTTCTAGATAAGTATACCATATTCTCTGGAACTTGTCTACAGGGATTAACGGATTTAGTCAGATTGGTTCTCAGCACAAGAAAACATCCAATGCTGAGGAAGGGCGTTTGCGCCTTCCGTAAAAACTACGCCCTTCTTCATAACTCCGTCCTAGCCCAAAGGCGGATACAGGTTAGGAATCGCTTCACGTTCATAGTGAATTGCTACTAAGTTCGGAAGCGCCCCGGAAGTTACGATTGATGCTGGTGAAAAACTCATGGTTATTCCTTTGTTTGTTTAGTTGGAGCGCCGACTTTTCAAACGATCCCGGCGAATAGCTTGCCACAATGCTTGGTGCTGTTCGTCGGTCATGTTATCAAAGTCCTCGGCTGAGGGCGCTTTCGGAGTGTCGGGAGCACTGACGGGTGTTACGTCAGCAGTCCTGAGTCCTGTAGCCGCTCTCGGGCGCACCACCGTATTCACAATCCGTGAGTCGGGGCGCGGCGCAGGTGCCGGTTCGTGTTGCTGAACCGCTACCGGCGGAGGGGTTTCTGCTTTTGGCAGAGCTTGTTTGGGTGCTTTAGGAGCCTGAATCAACAAACCATCCGTGCTCAGGTCTTCGAAAGCCTCCTCAAGAGTTTCGGCTGTGTAGTTTCCGGTGGAGACTAGTTCCGCAAAAATAGGATCAACGTCTTCCCCTTTAACCATCTTACCAAGTTTGAACTTGGCCAGCCACTTCAAAATCATTTCAAAATTCTTATAATCCTTATCAGGATAGAAATCTGGATTCTCTTCTCGGAAGGTTCTATTAGCTGCATCTGCACGCAGTTCGATGGCAGCTTGCCTGCCTTCTTGGGCCATATTCACCAACTGCTGCATCGACAATCCCGTGCTCTTTTGGAAGAGGGTATTGATTGCCAAAGAAGGATCAGACTCAAGTTGGGTCTTGACCTCAAAAATTTCATCAGCAGTAAGCGGACGATTTTCTGGAGTGGGAACAGGTACGTTTTTCGGTCTAGATACCGGAGTACCAAACTTCAACTTTCCGTTTAGCTCTCTAATCTTTTGGGTTGCGTTTAACTGCGCTTTCAGAACATTTCCCAAAAGGTCATTCTTGTTTTTTCCCCAATAGACTTGAGGGTTTCCTCCATTGTTGGAAGTAAGGGTAGCTTTCCACTGGCCCCGTTCCTTTTCCAGGGTAACCATCCCGCCTTCTACTTCCAATACTTCTGGTTCTTCTGGTTCCTGTTCTGCGGGTGGAGTGACAGGAGGAGCGGGTTCCAGTTCCGCCTCTGGTTTTTCAACTACGATTTCGGGATCAAGACTTTCGTGGGACTCCAAGACGGGGTCTCCGTCGGTCGGTACATCAGGATCACGAAGATCACCGGGGTCGGACCTAAAATCTACAGTTCCAGCAAAAGGGTCGGGTGTTCCATCAGAGTTCACAAGCCACGGATCTACTACAGGAATTGCCATTTATTCATTCTCCTAGGGATAATCCATCCCTGCGGGTTTATGCTGCGTGATTAACTGATATATGGCGCGATTTTGGTTGTTACCGCGTAGATACCTAGTATACTGGGAATCCAGAAAATGGACTAACTGGCCGTATCCATTGCCTTCCGAACGTCAAATCTGTCCTTGGACTCTATTAAATAGTGTTGCAGGTCCTCAGAAGGATTCTCGGAAACTTCTATGGCATTGGAAATGTCCTGCTTGAAATATGTTTCAAATTTATCCAAAGCAAACAAGGCCGCATGACTGGGAACTACACTAGGATCTCCGACAGGAATCGCCCTCATCTGTCGATCAATATCCTCTACATATGAGTGAATTGTTTCCAGAACTGTCTCCCAACCTGGGGTATTTATAGTAGTCCGAAGCATCCTTCCACGTTCATAGAGGTTAAGTTCCGGCTCAATCTGATCGTAGTCTATCATTACTCTCCCCTAAAATAAGCATCAAGATCAAACTCTTGCTTGACAGGAGGGAGTTTTGGTGGGGGAACACGAGCGGCTTTTCCACTTAGAGCGTTTACGCCATTCATAAGTTTACGGAGGTCTTCGTCGGACATGTTGTCAAAGTCTGTAGTTGGGATTCCTCCCATGTTGTCTTTGCCTTGAACATAGAAATTAGGCTGTCTGGGTACTAGGGACATTCGCGGACTCCTTTTCCTTCTTGCGTTTTTCTCGGACGTATTCCATGACTTTTCGGATTTCGAAATCAGATTTCTTGTCTAGTTCTTCGGGAGAAAGCTGGAGAAATTCTTCAAAGTAATTGGCACCCCAAGTCTGTACTTGTTCAAGATCAATTCCTTTTTCCTTAAAATTTGTAAATTGCTTTTTAATCTCTTCGTCTACATTCTCGTCCGGTCCTATGGGTTCTTGTTTTCCTGCTTTAGATATTCGGCAGAAACTTGGTTTACTTCTCCAGTAAGTGTAATCAAGGTCCTCTGGTCTGAACTGTCGGTTGCATAGTAAGCAGACACCAACGATAGTTCCGCCCGCAGAACTATTTAGCTGATGCCAAGCAATACTTGTTTTACCCAAAATATCTCGGCATACGGAAAGTATACTACTTCCCGCAATGTGAGGACATTCAATTTCTGCCGTTTTTATGGCTATAGATGTCCTCAGAGCTAACTCTTTTCCTCGTAGAAGAAATAACTTTTCCTCAAGTTCTTCATTTTTCTTCTGTGTATCTAGTATTTCTTTTTCGATTTCTAGCATCACGTTCTCCTAATGAAAATCCTTCATTGCGGATGGTTGTGTCCATTTAATGGACGGTTAACTTAGACTACCAAAACCAGTTGTGGCGCTTGGCGTACCTGTCAGCTCCTCGGGTTCCACTGATCTTTTGAATCCTTCTCGAAGTACATCTCTTGCGGCGCGGGCTATATTTTCGGAGTCGGCTAATTGCTGTTGTTGTTCAAACTTCTGTTGCTGTAACTGAGACTGGACCTGCGCTTTTTGTTGAAGCGCTCCTCCCTGACTTTGCTCTTGTTGTCTTTGCAAATCTTGGGGGGTCATGTCAACAATCACATCGTTCATATTTTTGAACTCAGACATCTCGAACCACATACGGCAGATTTCGTTTACATCTACTTTTTTACCCTCTACAGACAATTGTTGGATAACTGCTGGGTTAGCGAGAAACTGCGACAGCATGGGCAAAGACTGCGACATGTTCCGGCGGGTCTGCATCTTACTGCCAGCAAGAATTGAGAATTTGACTTTGGCATTTAAGATGTCGATCAAATCCCCGCCCGATGTAACATACTCGTGTTTCAATTCCTCAGACATGATATAATCAAGCTGGGAATATGGAAGCATGGATCGGTTCATTTCCTGCATGTCATACAGGAAGGGAACAATAACTTGTGCCGCCAGTTTGTCCACAGCGTCTGAAATTACGTTGGAGGCACTTTGCAAAAGTCCAGAAGCACCGGCAGAACTACGAGCCATATTGGAATGACCACTTGCTCCAGCAATTCCAGAGCCAGTCATTGAGCTATTTCCAGATACAGAGTCCACCCGACTTTGGGATAGGGATAATATCTGATTAGCTTCTACAACTGGGTCACCAAATTTCAGAACCTCAAGGTCGCCTTTTTGATCGACCTCGATCATCTTATTTGGTCCAATTCGAATGCTTTGGGTAGGGATCGACTTGCCGCGAACTCTGACAAACGGAGCATTTAGCTTCAGGTTTGCCATGTTCAGCATCAGGTTAGTTGTACCTGTCTGCAAACGCTGCTCGGTTCCAATCGTGCGCCCAAGCCCCATCGACCAGAATGCTCCGGGAACATCCCACCATCCAATAGACAGGAAGGGGATCTTTCCGTAGATATTCATACCGTTATAAATTACGGCTTTTTTCTGGAGAACGACGATGTAGGTTTTGTTGTCCCAACGCTCCAAGACTTCCAATGGTTTTTGGAATGGATCAGCGGTTGTGGTATCCCACCGAGGTTCAGCGCGAGCATCCCACAGC